GGGGTTAGTGATACTATGTAGTCGAGAACTGCCCGCTCAGTGAAAGATATCGTCTCACCAGTTAAGATGGCCATGTATCTTGCCGTTCACTGCAAGTGTTACATTTGATAGATCTACCCTCAGCTGTGCTCTGGTATACTTTCTTGGTATAGCTCTAAGGTTTGTGGAACCTAACAGTATCGCATTTGAAGCATCAAAGTTAATCTGGCCATAATTAATTACGGGCGGTGTACCCCCTGGCATCAGATACCATATAACTGCTGCCGCAGTATACAATCCAATTGCCCCCAACAAATTCAAGTCAGTCGTTAGACTGCTGAAGAAGAGTGCGGTGCTCGCGTCTACCGTCACTAAATCCTCAATCGCGTTGAATGCTGCTGCCAGTATCGTACCCGCAAATGCCAGTCCTCCTGTCGCTGGTACTACCCTTGGTGTCAGTGCCTTTGGAACCCTTTGTGTTGCTGGGACCATTTTTCCCCTTATATTCACTAGCACTGAGGCGAACTCTGTGTCACCTCGGTACATTGCCCAGATTGTGTTGCCTTGCGCTAAGATGAAATTTTTATACACGTCTCTCTTCTTACCCTGAACTCCTGCAGACGTGTTAACACCCGACAGGTTAAAGGCAAAAGTCGTGTTTTCGTGCAGTAGTATAAATGTGCCGATAAATGGTGTTATCACGATATTATGGTACGTTCCAGTAACGGTCACGTTCCCGTCACCCGCCCATATAAAAACACTCCCATGCGCCTGGGTCGCGCTTGGATCACTGTTCGTCACCAAACTTTCAATCTCCAACTGATCGAACACAGCGTCCTCCGCCTGTGGGGTTGTTATCGCACTAAAGGCCAGCGGTGTTGACACCCCCTGACCAACTAACGCTGTTATCTCCTGGCCAATGTAGAAATCCTGATTCACCGTGATGTTATACAAAGGTACGATCTTCGTTTTGCTGTCCTCCGCCTTTGCTATTTCCTCCTCCTTACGTAACCACTCCTTTAAACGTCTCACACTTTCTGCTCTTGTGTCATTGCCATGCATAGCATGTTGTGTGGCGCTGTTTACTCTGGCGAGGTAGTCCAGATATCCATCTGGAGCTAGCTTGTCCCTTCTCTCCTGACCAAGAGTTCTCAGAATCCAATTCTGTTGCTCCATTGCCCTCTTCATGACTACTTCTGCCTCGAAGAATAAATATTCTTGGTGGTGGTCGAACTCGTGCATGTGACCGTTTGTGTCGAAAGATGCGTAGTCAAAGTTGGGCCAGGAGTTGGAACATCCAACTTCAATTCCGACTTTAGTTGACTCATCGGAGTCAGGTGTGTGTTCTGAAAGTTCATCATCTCCCTCGCTCTCCTCACTGCTTGACCGTGCTTCATGGCCTCCCTCGCTTCTTGGGACATCGGTCTCTTTGTGAGTGGCAGGCCTGCTTTTTTGTTTTGATACCTTAGCCTTAAGTACTCTTGCCGCCTGCTGTTCTGCTGCTTTTTTGGTTGAGCAGAACTCACTTGTTGCGCTCTTTCCCATGTAACAGGTGGTAGCTCTGAAC